ACAGGGTATTCCCCATAGGGACCATTTATGGTCTTCTAGAATTAAGTTTAAAAATTAATCCAGATGTTCCAGGGGCCGAGGCCTCGCAAAGAACTGATTAATAAAGGGCAAATCGTCCTCATCCGCAGCATTTTTCGCGCGAGCGATATATGCATTTACGGTGGCATCTATGATGTCAGTGTTACTTATGGGTAACTCTATCGGAATTTTTCGATCTGTTTTAACAAACAGGGTTGGGCCATTGCTTACCACATGGCCCCCACAAGAATTCTTGTGGACCACGGTCATTAACCGTTTATGATATTCCCAATGGAGTTTATCAGTATTGACAATATTATTTGCCATTTTTGGGGGGGATTCCCTCAAGGATTGTATATCCCAGAACTTTTCACAGTTCTTTACATATTTGTGAAAAGACAGCTTAACGGGCTTGTCCCAGGGCTCTGAAAACGCCTTCAGGAACGTTGTATAGCGTTCCCATAAGTCTATCATAGACTCTATGGCCATGAAACCATATTCCTTGAACACTAGTTCTAGAGATAAGCCCACTTGTGGGTTTCCAGTTACTTTGGATAAAGGTATTTCCTTATGATGCTCTCTAACATAGTCTAGGATCGTACCTAGAGAATACATTTTCGTATGGTCTGAAGGATCAAATGCTCTTGAAAATTTCAGGCCAGCATTTCGGATTATATCGTCCATGGCAGTTGACCAGAGTACGGCATATGAGCTCTTTGGAAGAGCCCTCTTCGTATTGAGATTTATATCTCTAATCTCGGCAGAGATTCGGAAGAAAACCTCCGTATCTGACTCAAAAATAAGCCAGTTCATGAAATTAATTTCATAAGAGAATACTTTCTCTGAGTATACCCCAACGGTGGGGAAACTTATCCCCCCCAAAGATGGGGGGAAGAACATTGGCAGGGCGAGTGCCCTGCGAACGTCAGAGGGAAAGAACCCTCTTAGAACATTGTTCACATACAGCCATGTGGACGATTCCACGGAGTATGACCCCTTATAAGGAAGGGTTTCGGATAGCCATCCGAGGTTCATAAATAAGTTAGAACCTTTCCCTAAAAGGGAAGTCCTATTATCGGAATGGTACCTTGTAGAAGGTGTCAAAAGTTTTAACTTAATTGTGTCTAAATGGACAGTGGTAGCTAAGCCCATGGTCTGATCAAGATAAACATGGGATTCCGCAAGGATCCCATGGTACTGTGAGACGGTATTCTTCCCAGGGGAAGGGAGCCCATTAGTGACTCTATATACGTGGTTTATAATTGGGAACATATTCTCAAGGTCGGTGTATTCCATCCGATCATCACCAACAATGGCGATGTACCCACTTGGTAAAGGACCTATTGTCCGGAAGTCATCTAATGAGAACTTCTGTGAGATAGATATCTTCCCAAGTGCCATATAAGCAGATATCTCTGAAACACAAAGGTTGTAGAGAGAGAGTCCCATAAATGAGACAGGTTCCCCCATAAAGGAGCCACAAGTGTGATTAGCTTGGACAGTTTCTCTGTCTCTCTTATACTCAATCGTATGGTCGAGCATAACAAAATTCTTTAATGAATAGAGGGGGTGACCCTCAACTAGCCCTATGGCTGGAAGGAACCTTTCCCACATTGATCGTAAGATCGGGTGGGGGATCCTATCTGTTGCAGATGCAAGGTCGGTACTTATCATGTACCAATCTTTGGAAAAAGTCTTTCCCTTTAGGATTTTTAGAAAATCCCAAAGAATGGCTGAAGACTTCAGCCCCAGACCAACCCGGCCATCTGATCCTAGGGACTCCGCAATGGGGTGCCTTATCAGAGACTGCAATATTGTTACAGCACAAAGGTTTTTTGTTAGAGGACGGGCTTTAAAACCCGGCTCTTCCAGCACCATAAAGGTAGCCGGAACAGGTTTATCCTGTACCCAGACTTTCAGTCCAGGTGTGTCAAAAAGGGCCCAAGGGCCAATAGTTTGACATTTGTGACCTTCAAGGTCTTCAAAATGCCCGAATGAGAGCATCTGGGTGAACGCCCAAAGAGTGACAACGTCACCTAATGTTTCATTATAGAAAGCTCCCCTTTTATCACCCATAATATCGGTGATCTTGAGATTATACTCGAACCCACCATGTGGATTCATCCCAGGGAACATTGCCAGTGGAGAACCATCTGTGCATGTCCGGAGGTGACCGCGTCGAAAAGCGACGTTACCAAAAATCATTGGTCTCGCCACACCAGAGTCTAAAAACCCTACAGGTGGCAAAACAGTAAATCTGGGGTTGGCCTTAAGCCGACTTGCCTGCTCTCTGGCATGCCAAATTGTGCATTCCGAAATGACCACTCGACCGAAAGGGTCATAGAGTTCATTCGGAAGAGGGAGTAGCTCCCTCAAATACAGATTTGTGTGTGTGTTAAGCATCTCATTAACACCCGAAATAATATACTTCGCAC